CACGGCAACATTGACGACACCAGCGCGATCACGTTCGACATCAAGCCGGCATTCAGCTACTTCGGCTCGCGCGCGCAGAAGCGCTTCACGATGGTTCGGCCGCTGATGCAGGTAGACGGCACGCTGAACCTGCTGATCGACCTCAACACCGACTTCCAAGACAAGCCGCCGCAGTCTGCGCCCGCGCTATCGCAGGGCGGCGCGGCGCAGTGGAATACCGCGCCCTGGAATACGTCGAGCTGGCAGAGCGGCACAGCGCTGCGGGCAACCTGGCAATCGGTCAACGGCATCGGCTACGCGGCCACGCTGCGCATGCGCGGCACGACCAAGAATCAAACCGTCATCCTGCAAAGCACCGACTTTGTATATGAGCGCGGCGGCATCCTCTAGGAGCAAACATGGCAAGTTACCCAACCGTTCCGGATTACATGACGCTTGCGCAGCAGCAGGCGCAGTACAACAGCGGGCTTGCGCAGCAGCAGTCGCAGCTCAATAACCCGAACCAGTACAACCCGTTCGGCAGCCGGACCACGACCTACAACCCTGACGGGACCAGCAGCGTCAACACGACGCTGAACCCGACGCAGCAGGCACTGTTCGACGGCTCCAGCAATCTCGGCCTCGGCATCCAGAACTATGCCAACGGCATGGTGGGCGGGCTGAACTACAACAACGTTTCTGCGATGCCTTCCGCGAGCATGGCGGATCTGAGCGCGACCCGTGATGCCGTCTACAACCAGCAGACGCAATACCTCGATCCGCAGTTTCAGCAGGGGCAGTCGGATCTGGACTCGCAGCTTGCCAACAAGGGCATCATGGAAGGCTCGGATGCCTGGAACCGAGCACAGAACAACTTCGCGCTGCAGAAGCAGGCGGCATACGGCAACGCCCGCGACAGTGCGATTCAGGCGGGCGGTGCCGAGCAGTCACGCCTGTTCAACCTCGGCCTGTCTGCACGTCAGCAGGGCGTCAACGAGGACAACGCGCTGTATGCCGGCAACATCAACGGCCTGAACTCACTGAAATCAGCCGGCAGCTACACTATGCCGACCTTCCAGGGAACGACCGCGACGAACATCGGCAACGTCGATTTCATGAATGCCGCACAGCAGGCATACCAGGGCCAACTCGGCCAGGCGAACGCGCAGAACGCCAGCAACGCCAACCTGTACAACGGTCTGTTCAGCCTCGGCAACACAGCGCTGCAGAATCCGCAGGCGGTGAGTAGTGCATGGAACTGGCTGTCGAACGGCGGAGGCTAAATGGACAACCTCTACAGCTCCTGGGCTGACCTGATGGCACATGCCCATGTGACGAATCAGGACGCCATCAACGCCGCCGAGCAGCAGATTCTGGACTCGCATCCGTTCCTGAACCCGAACGGCTTGTCGCTGGCTGATCTGCAGGCGCAAGGGGTTGGCAATGGCGCTACCGGCAATGGTGACGGCGGCAGCTCCGGCTTCAACTGGAGCAATTGGGGCGATGTGCCGGGCGCGCAGTATGCCATCGACGGATACAACGGGCTCTGGACTCCTGTCCTCGGGGATCATCAGGCATTCAATCAGTACGCCGGGCAGACTGCGGATGGCGATGGGGCGTACAACAATCGCCTGGAGCAGAACGGCGACGGCGTTTCGGCTTTCCAGCGTACCGACTTCAACAGCGGTTGGGGCGCGGAACTTGGCAACGCCATGCCGTACATTACGGCGGCAGCGCTGGCCTATATCGGCGGCGCTGGCCTGGCTGCAGAATCTGGATCGGGTGCTGGTGCGGCTGCAGCAGGCGAGGGAACGGCAGACGGCGCTGCAGCAAGCGGGACGGCTGCGGGAGGCTCTGCGGCTGGCGGCGACGTCGCCGACTACTACGCGATGGATGCAGCAGGCAGCGGCGCAGGAAGCGGCGCGGCAGCGGTTGCGCCTGACGCGGCAGCCTACGGCACGGGCGGAGATGTGTCTGGCTTCGCGCAGATGGATGCTGCAGGCTTGCCTGCTTCATCTTCGCCTGACTGGCTGAAGCTCGCGCAGGCAGCATCGAAAGCATACGGCGCGATGAATAGCGGCGCCGGCCCTGTCGGCAGCGGCCAAGTTTCGGCGGGCGCATCGCCTTATGCCAGCAGCAGCCACGGCGGCAGCGCAGCCCCGGCATTCTCCAGCACGATGCAGCAACAGCAGCCCGCGCAGCAGCAGCAACTCGCGCAGATGTTGCAGATGCCGACTTTCGGCATGCCGCAGTCTGCCGATCCGTCGCAAAACAATGAGATGAACAACTCGCAGAACCTGCTGCGACTTGCCGCGGCTCTGCGCGGCTAAGGAAGGAACTATGCCCGCAAACACTGCAATCCTCAATCCGCTGGACCCGGTAGGCGCGCAGGTAGAGCAGCTCGCCATCGACCGGCAGCGGCAACTCGCGCAGGCGCTGCAGCAGCAGTCGATGACGCCGGCGCAGGGCCAGATGGTCAGCGGCTATTACGTCGCGCCAAGCTGGACGCAGTTCGCTGCCAAGCTCGCGCAGGGGTTGTCCGGCAATCAGATGGACAACGAGCTAGACAAGAAGACCATCGCTTATCAGCAAGCCTCGATGGACAGCCTTATCCGCGCGCTCGGCGGGCAATCACCGCAGACGGCGCTGCAGCAAGGTGCTTCTGCGGGCAGCGTCGGCCCGACCAACGACAATGCTGCGCGCATGAACGCTGGTGCGCCATCGCCGCTGAACCCGGCAAATATGCCGCCGCAACTCGCCGCTCATATGCTGATGCAGAACCCTGCGGAATACTGGAAATCGCAGGCGGGCATGTTTGCACCGACTGAACAGACGCGGCTGGCGATGCAATCCGGCCAACCTGTGCAGGCGGCGAACGCTGCTGGCCTTGCTAAGTTGAACTACATTCAGCCCATCGATGCGAAGCCTGGTTCGACGCTGATCGACCCAACGACGAAACTGCCGTTCTTCAATGCGCCGCAATCGAATGGCAATTACATCGACTATGACGCGCTCGGACAGCCTACGATGCGTCGCGCCACTGGTGCTGATGCATCCGTTGCTGCTGCGGCTGCTGCTGAGCTGGCTGGTAAAAACCGTCAGACAATGCTGCCGACCGCAGATCTTCCGACAGACGCATCAGGCAGGAAATTGCCGGTTACTGTTGGGCAGGCAGTCAGCGCGGCCAATGCAGAATTTGACCGCAACAAACCAGCACCGACGAGCAACTTCGGTAACATCGTTCCAGGCCAGAGCGACCGGATCAGCATTCTGCAGCAGGAGCGCGAAAAGCTTACTAAGCCAGAAGACATCGCTGCGATTGATCGTGAAATCGCTCGCGTGAAGTCGTCGGAACAGCCGTTGCGGCTCGGTGCGCCATACGGTCAGGAAAAGGCAGTCAACGACAAACTGACCGGCCTGGACAAGTCGTGGAACGACCTAGACGCGCAGAACCGTTCCGCCGAAGGCACGATTTCCTACCTGCAGAACATCAAGGGCTTGGCAGACAAGGCAATCGTCGGCGCGCAATCCGACAAGCTTGCATTGGCTAACGGCCTGCTGGCGATGGTCGGAAATGAGAAGGCGGTTGACGCCAAGACCGCGAATGACCTACTCAGCAAGTACAGCAGCCAGATCGTTGCGAAGCTCGGCCAAGGATCGCTTGGCACCGATGCGGCCCGCACCATCGTCGAGGCGGCAACGCCGAACGCGCACATGGAGAAAGGCGCGATTAAGGAGGCAGTCGATAACCTTGTGGGCGCGCAGCGTATGACACAGGCGAAGGCGAGCTTCCTGCAGCAGCATGCGCTGTCTCGCAATCCTGATGCCTACACGCAGGCGGAAACCAAGTTCGACCAGGCAGCCGATCCGCGCATCTGGCAGTACGCTGCGATGAATCCGCAGGAGCGCGCCGCGTTCAAGCAGAAGCTCGTACAGCAGGGCATTGCCGGCGAGTTCAGCAACAAGATCCGCCAACTGGAAAGCATGGGGGTGAAATTTTGAGTCTCGCTGACGATTTCGACGCGATTCCCGTCAAGGGCGCTACGCGCAAGATCGAGTATTCGGAAGGCCCACCGACTGCAGCGCAGGCAGCCTATCCACGCGTCGAGATCGCCGGCACGGCTGCGCCTGGATCGCTGGCTGACGAATTCGATGCGCTGCCGGTCACAGAGGCTGCTGCGCCGGCTGCTTTCGCAGTCAAGGATGCGAAGCCGGTGGGCAGGATAGACAGCATCCTGCGCGCTTGGCGCGATCCCATCGACGGCGGCGCGCAATTGCTCACCCATGCGCTGCCTGCTTCGGTCGTTGATGCCGGCAACAAGTTCAACAACTGGCTGGCCGACAAAACTGGACTGGTCGCCCCGATTCCTGTCGGCGGCGTAGATCAGATGGTTCAGGAAGGCGAGCAGCAGTATCAAGCAGGGCGCCGCGCTGCGAATGGCGGTCAAGATCCCGGCTTCGATGGCTGGCGTGCAGTAGGCAGCGTCGCAAGCCCGGCCAACCTTGCGCTGGCAGAACTCGCGCCAATGACCAAGGCAACCAGCCTTGCGCAACTGATGGCGCGCGGTGGGGTGAGCGGCGGCTCGTTTGGCCTGCTCTCACCTGTCGTCAATGGCGGAGGCGACTACTGGAACGACAAGGGCAAGCAGGTTTCCGAGGATGCCATGTCTGGCGCTCTGATGGCACCTGTTGGTGCTGCGCTTGCTCGCGCTATCAGCCCGAAGACTACTGCCGATGTGAAACTGCTGATGAATGAGGGTGTGACGCCGACTCCAGGTCAAATCCTCGGCGACGGCTTCGCGCGCACGGAAGACAAGCTAACCTCCGTGCCGATCCTTGGCGACATGATCAAGAACAGTCAGCGCCGCGCCGTCGAAGATTTCAACCAGGCTGCGTATAACCGCGCGCTCGGCCCGATTGGCGAATCCTCAGAGGCTAATATTGGTCGCGCCGGCATCGAGGAAGTGAAGACCAAACTCGGTGACGCCTACAACGCGCTCTTGCCTAAGCTGAATTTCAGGGCTGACGCGCAGTTCTCTTCGGAGCTGGGCAACCTGTCCGGCATGATCAACAACGGCAATGTTCCGCCGCAGGTAGCAAAGCAGTTCGACAGCATCCTGCAGAACGAGGTCGTCAGCCGCATGACGAAGGGCGGCACGATGGACGGGCAGAACTTCAAGGCGATGGAGGATGCGCTAACCGACAAGATCAAGGCATTCGGCAGCAGCAGCGATCCGTCTCACCGCGACGTAAGCCGTGCGCTGTCGCAAGTTCTTCAGTCGGCACGGGATAACCTGACACGCTCCAATCCGCAAGCTGCGCAGGAACTGTCTGCAATCAATCAGGGGTATGCGAACTACGCCAGGTTGCGTCAGGCATCGGCAGCACTCGGCGCGGAGCATGGTGTCTTCACTCCAGCGCAACTGCAGAACGCCGTCAAGGCAGGAGACAAGTCTGTTGGAAAAGGTGGCTTCGCTACCGGCAATGCGCTGATGCAGGATTTGTCCGAAGCTGGCAAAACCGTTCTCGGGTCGAAGTATCCCGACTCTGGCACGGCTGGCCGAGCGGCTATGTACGCAGTTCCAGGTATGGCTGGCATGGCGATGGCAAATCCGCTTGCGGCTGCGCTTGCTGGCGGCATCGGCACTGCGGCTGTTGCGCCTTACACGGCGCTCGGTCAAAAGCTCGCTGCTGCGCTACTCGCGCGCCGGCCGGCAGGCGCCGAATCGGTGGCAAATGGCGTTAGGTCAGCCGCCCCGCTTTTGGGTGCTGCTCTCGCGCCATTTGCGATACCAACTAACTAGAGTCGCCTTTACGAACGGGTACAACGCCATACCGGCGCCTCCGATAGCGCCGCGCAGCATCTCGTCTTTGGTCATACAAGCCGCCTCCCCGCGGCTTTTTCTTTTTAGGAGTGTCACATGCCATTCAACGGCAGCGGAACATTCACGCGCAATTACTCGTGGCAGAACGACGCAACCAACTCGATCAACATCCGCGCCGACAGGATGGACGCCGACGCCAACGACATCGCCTCGGCTCTGTCGAACTGTATCACACGCGACGGGCAGGGCAAGCCGAGCGCGGCGATGGACTGGAACGGCCAGAACCTGAACAACGTCAACACCATCAACGCGACGACCGGCACGTTTGCCTCGCAGGTTAGCGCGCCCACCGGCTCGTTCCCGACCTCGCTGACTGCGCCGACGATGACCGCTGGCGACAACAGCACACACGCGGCTACAACGGCATTCGTGCAGTCTGCCGTGACGGCTTCTGCCGGCCGGCTGCTCGGCATCCAAGTTTTCACTGCGAGCGGCACCTATACGCCGACCTCTGGCACAACTTCAGTGATTGTCGATGTAATCGGCGGCGGCGGCGGTTCTGGCGGCAGCGCAGCGACTTCATCGGGGCAGCAATCGTTCTCTGGCGGCGGTGGCGGCGGCGCATACGGTAAATCTCGGTTCACTTCCGGCTTCTCCGGCGCTGCAGTGACTGTCGGCGCTGCCGGCGTAGGTGGATCGACTGCAGGTAATGGCGGTGCGGGCGGAACATCGAGTTTCGGCGCCCTGTTGTCTGCCTCTGGCGGTTCTGGCGGCAGCTTCGGCTCCGCAAGCTCAGCCAACATCAATACAGCAAAGGCGACGGGCGGTGCGACCGTATCTGGCGCCAACCTAGCCAGCTCGCAGGGCGGGGATTCCGGCCAGGCGGTGTCAGTTGGCGTCGGCTATGTCGGCGGCGGCTTCGGTGGCGTCAGCGGCGCAGGATTTCCCAAGGGTTACGGCGCTGGCGCGGACGGCAAGTATGTCGGCCCAAGCGGCGTCGCTTCTGCAGGTAGCGCCGGCTATGCCGGATTGGTCATCGTCTACGAATACGCCTAACCATGAAAACATACGCACGCATAGAAAACGGCATTGTGACCGAATTGATCCCGGCGCTGTTCGATGGCGAGGGCAAAGAATACGCGATTGCAGAGCGATTCCCCGCAGAAGTCGCGGCAACCATCGTTGACGCTCCGCCCGGAGTCGCAGAATGGTGGGCATACGCTGGCGGCGCATTCTCTGCGCCTGCCGCGCCGGTGGCGTCTGCAGTCCCGTCCAGCATTTCGCCCGCACAGGCCCGCATCGCCCTGCACAACGCCGGACTGCTGGATCGCGTAGAAGCTGCGGTTTCTGCCGCCGACATCGTGACGCAGATCGCCTGGGCGCAGGCGACTTCCATCGAGCGCGATAGCCCGACCGTCGCTGCGCTGTCTGCTGCACTCGGACTGACGGATGCGCAGATCGATGACCTGTTCACCGCTGCTGCTGCGATCCGCGTTTGATCCTGCTGCCGCTCAACGCACCCGCTTCGGCGGGTTTTTTTACGCCTATCGAAAGGGGCAGCATGGACGTTCAGCAGGTAGTAAATGCGCTGTTTGGCGTGGTCGGGGCGGGCGTCGCCTGGTGGGTCAACACGATATGGGGCATGGTCCGCTCGCAGCAAGAGCAGATCACGCAACTGAACGTGAAGCTGGTCGAAGCGTATGTGCCACGCGCAGAGCTGGAAAAGACGTTTGGCCGCATATTCGACACACTGGAAAAGATCAACGAGCAGTTGACTCATGTGCGGAACAACCAGGCACATACCAAGGCCATGCAAGAGGCGTTGGCGCGGATGCAGGAGGGGCGGAATGACGTTTGATGACGCTTTCGAGATCCTAATCGGCCATGAAGGCGGGTACGTGAATAACCCGGCCGATCCTGGGCAAGAAACGAAGTTTGGCATCAGCAAGCGGGCATTTCCCCTTGAGGACATCAAGGCAATGACGCTTACCCGTGCCAAAGCTTTGTATGCCGATCATTACTGGCAGCCGTCTGGCTGCGATCAGCTTCCCGATGCTATCCGCTTCGATGTGTTCGACATGGCGGTAAACAGCGGCCCTGTCGCCGCGATACGCTGCCTGCAGGGTGCTGTTGGCACTGCGCAGGATGGCGTGATTGGCCAGAAAACCATCTCCGCAGCAGAAGCAATGGACGCGCCGCGACTGCTGGCCCATTTCAACGCTGCGCGGCTGCGCATGATGACCGACCTGAAAACGTGGCCCGTGTTCGGCTGCGGGTGGGCGCGGCGCATCGCTGACAACCTCTCAAGGATATGACATGGCACTCGACCCCGTAACTGCCGGCCTCGATCTGGCGAAAACCGTTGTCTCGACCATCTGGCCGGACAAGAGCGCGCAGGAACAGGATCAACTGGCTGCTGCGCTGCAGCTCGTACAGGGTCAGATGGATACCAACAAGGCCGAAGCGGCAAGTGGCAATGCCTTCGCTTCCTCCTGGCGTCCGATGATCGGCTACATCTGCGGATTCGGCTGCGCATGGAACTGGATCGGCCTGCCGATTGCTAGGTTCATTGCCGCATATCTCGGCCATCCCATCAATGTCTCGCCGGCTGATGTCTCGGAAATGATGCCCGTCCTGCTTGGCATGTTGGGGCTGGGTGGCCTCCGTACCGTGGAGAAGATCAAGGGCGTTGCCAGCTAATGACATGCGCTCCAACTGCCTGCTGTTCGCCATACGGCTTTATCTGCGGCGGGCAAAGAAGGGCGACGCAGGCTATCTGGTGATGCGTCGCAGCCGGCATGGTGCATTCCCGCATTTTCTGTACCTGCACCGTGGCCGGCGCCTGATCTCATATTGCCCGCTCAATCCTCGGCACAAGCTGCTGCCTCCTCCGCTGTTTAACGGTTTCGTGAAATGGGGTGACTCACATTGAAGCTGCTTTTCATACCTGATACACAGGCAAAGCCAGGGCAAGACTTTGAGTTCCTGCGGTGCATAGGGCGGTACATCGTGGCGAAGAAACCGGATGTCATTGTGCATGCCGGTGACTTCGCAGACATGGAATCATTGAGCAGCTATGACAAGGGTAAGCGCTCGTTTGAAGGGCGGCGGTATCGAGCAGACATCCAGGCGGCGCACCAGGCGATGGAAGCGCTTCTAGAGCCGCTGAACGAGTACAACGCGATGCGCGCGAAGAACAGGAAGTCTCAATACCTGCCGCGGCGAGTTCTCACCCTTGGAAACCACGAGGACAGGATTTCGCGGACGATCAACGATGAGCCGATGCTTGATGGCGCCATCGGAATTGATGATCTGCGCTACCTGGAATATGGGTGGGAAGTACACCCGTTCCTGTCCGTGGTTGTGATCGAAGGGGTGGCGTTCTCGCACTACTTCACGACTGGGGCAATGGGGCGACCGGCATCAAGCGCGCAGGCGATGCTGAATAAGAAGCACATGTCCTGTTTGGCGGGCCACCAGCAGGGCCGGCAGAGCGCATCAGCGTTCCGTGCGGACGGGCGCCCGATTACTGCCATCATCGCCGGGAGCTGCTACGAGCATGAGGAAAGCTATCTAGGCCCGCAGGGAAACAAACACTGGCATGGAATTGTCATGCTGCACAACGTCGAGGATGGGAGTTTTGACGAGTGTTTTGTGCCGCTGCATTACCTTAAGCAGCGCTATGGAAATTATGTGTCCGGATAATTTCCATAGAAACGCGGGGAAGGCGACATAACCCGGTTTTATGCGTCATTCTTGCTTCGCAGACTTTGGCACGCTGCACTGCACCTGCTGCCCCGTGTAAAACGTCATGTAGCCTTTCGTCGCACAATCCTTGATCGCCTGAGTTTCGG